GTGGGTATCTAAAAGTCCAAATTTTGACTTTTAATTAATTTTGATATATAATATATATACAAAATAAAAAAGGAGATAAAAATGGCTAAGCGGGATAAAAATCGTTCCTATAATGAATGGGAAGACGATTGGGCTGATTATTCAGAAGAAGATTCTAAAAAGGAAAAAGAAATCGATCGGCGTAATAAACGAGCGAAGAAACGTATTATTACAGAAGATTGGGATGATGAAGATTGAAGCGAGTCGGTCCTGAAGACATTATTAAAATTAATGAGGCGTATCTGGCTTGCGGAACTTATAGTGGTGCTGCCGCGGCGTCTGGATGGAGTGCCTCTACTGTAAAGAAATATGTAATTCCAGGTTATAAAAGTGAACAAAAAGTTGAAGTGATAGATATTGAACTTCCACCTATTGAAGAAATTGCTGACAAGTTGCCACCTTGGTATGATTTAACTTGTTTAACTCCAGAAGAAGAGCAAGAGATTAAATTGCTTTGGAAGGAAATGATAGTGTGAAAAAGTATTTTACTTATCGTGAAAGCACTATTAGTAATGGTTGGGTTATTTCTCCAATATATAGCGAGTTTTTTAATGAAGATTCAAATAAAACTGTAAAAGGTAGCTTTAATTTGCTTGCTTGCAGAATTAGTGGACTTAGTTGGGCTGAGTGGCTCCGATATTGTAAACAAAATGGGGCCACTCTATATGGGAAAAATAGTAAATATCCAGTTGCAGTTTGGAAAGAACAAAATAAAAGTTTCATTGATGAATTAAATCAACGAGCAAATATACTTGCGGGCTTGGTTAACTTTAAGGAGTTGCATCTTTAATGGATAAACAAATTTTTAAAAAGACTGGGGATGAACTTCAAGAGTATCTTTCTTTTAAGCGTCGTGGCTCTAAAGTACGAAATAAAAAGGGCAAAGGCTCTTATAAGAGAGAAAAAATTAAGAAAGAAGAATAGAAAAATGAATGTGATTTTTTGTGATGTTGACGGTGTTCTTAATAATAATCATACTCGTATTACTACTTCTGATGGTTGGTATTTTGTAGAAGACCATCTTGTTGCACGACTTAAAAAGTTAATTGATCTTAGCGGCGCGCGGCTTGTGCTTAGTTCTACTTGGCGCGAAGGCTGGAATCAAGAAGATGAATCCAAGAACGATATTTCTTTTATTGAACTTCGTAATAAATTTAAAGAGTTTGGTATTGAAATTTTTGATCGTACTGGTGATATGCGGCAGCATCGTTGGCAATCTATTAAGGAGTATTTTGAGCGTCCACGAGAAGATCCTATCAAGCATTATGTTATTCTTGATGATTGGAATGATATGGATGAATATATGGATCATTTGGTATTAACTAGTGCTTCAACTGGTTTAACAGAAGAAGATATTCAAGAAGCTTTGGAAATTTTAAAAAAGTAAAATTTGATTTTTACTAAAATTTATTATATAATATATATGTAAGATGAAGAAAGGAGATAAAATAAAATGTTTGATGATTTTGATATCCAGCGGCAAGCCGACGAGCATGAATGGGAAGAAGAGTTTTGGGCTTGGTATCTATCTCAGCGTTCTCCTTATAAGGTTTATGAAGTCCAAGATTCTGATGATCTTATCTACGAATGGGCTGAATAAGTTCTTATATGGCGCTTTCTTCTAATAGGTAAGGAAACCCGCCTCTCAAGCAGGTAATGTTAGGTTCGATTCCTACAAGCGTCACCAGCCGCGCGCTATCCACCGACGCGCGTAAAGAATATCGGATACCTGAGATTGTGAGTATTCAGGCTTGAAAAAACAACTCTCCGGCGTTCTAATCCGTCGTTAGGTCTAATGCGCAATAGACTAAACAGCTCTATGGTCCAATTTGGTATTCCGGACTTAAATATCGAATACTGGTGGAGAGATAAGGCCCGGCCACCTTTAAAGATAGGGGCCCACAGTTAACGCATACTGTATTATAAAAAGCGTACAAGACCTAAAGGTCGGCCCTCAAACACTATATTGAGAGCTTAAGTCCAAACGAGTTATGACTTTAAACTATGCGCCGCAACGCAGTTCGGTGCTACTGCGCAAATAAAAAGTGGTCCGGTGGAATATACTTGCCACCTACAAAATGAAGAGGGTCGTGGTGAATATGGCCCACGTAAATCAATCCAAGTTAAATTGTGCCAATTCCATCCGATGCGGCGGATGGTGAGGAGCCGCAATCTCCAAAACGTGTACCTAGGGCGTTACATGCTAGGCGGACACCTCGCCCGTTGAGGAGGAAAGTGCTGGTAGATTTGTCCACAACACCAGACACCAGAACATAAGGGCATATGGAATAGTAACAGTTGGACGATTGATTTGTAGGCTCTCAAGTGAACCTTCCGCAGTTTTAGACTTTAATGTTCTGTGTAAATAAAAACGGCCGCAGTTTGGACATACTGGGTGTCAAAAAGTCTTTATTTGTGAGCGCAAAAGGAGATTAATAGTAACCAACTGGTCTTAACGGCGCTATAAAGATAGGCAAAACCAATTACTATTAAAGGGTCTGGTCGGAGTCGGAAACAGACCATTATAAGCAAACCAGCTCCTAAACGGAATGGGCGCGGCCGTGAGAAAATATAGAAGTCCAATTATAGGGTTAGCTACCCTAATGTCCCAAAAGACCGGAAAATGGCGCTGGCCGGCGGAACTCGGAGGGCCCCTTGCGAGTTGGAATGAGAGGATCACAGTGTCTCTCTTGGGACTTTTATATGACCCCTTCGACTAACAGGCAAGGTCGGTAGCCTTTCAAGCTGCAAATCGTGAGTTCGAATCTCCGAGGGGCCACCATATCGCCCCAGCGATATAAAATATATGGGTAGAGTGCGGAAAGGATGGATTTTTCGGTTAAACTACTCCCGACAAATGTCACCACTAAGGGCAACTGGTATGGAGTATAGTCATTTAGCAGCACTCTCTAATAAAAAGACAACGAAAGTAAACCGAAATTATTTCTTTGGGGGATTGGTAGTTATGAAAGTAGTTAGAAATCTCCAAAGTGAGGATACGCCAATTGGCTAATCCTCAACCTGGGTAAGTTGTAAAACTGCCTTTATACTGCGGCGTGGAGGAGTGGTTTCCTTACGTGGTTCATACCCATGAGACGCTGGTTCAAATCCAGTCGCCGCTACCACTAGTATCAAACCTCCTTTCTTTATGTTAAGACTCACATTAGGGAACTATTTCACTGGTACTGACCAAAAGGTATCGGCGGCGGAAATAGCTGTGAGAATAGACGCTACCTTTTATATATTTGAATAAGTGGTATCCGAGTAAAAGTTAACCGCGAGGGGAGGAAAGCGGGTTGTTGTCCTCACCATTCTAGATACTGGGAAATGCGCCAATCGTAACGCACCGCGGAAACGAGATACTACTTATTCAAATATATAAATTAAAGGCGTACACAGCAATCATTCTATTAAGAATATTTTTAGCATAATGGTAATGCATTTGATTTTGGTTCAAACTATGCCGTTCAAATCGGTTTAATACTCTTTATGCGCCTTGTATATGCCCTTGTGGACAATCGGTAAAGTCGCCTGCCTGTCACGCAGGAGTTAGTGGGGTCAGCACCCATCAGGGGCGCCAGCCAGTTGAGAGTTATCTGCGAAACTCCATGCTCCACTATGAGCAATAAATTCAAGGCTGAGAACCAAGAATAGTAGTCGGTTAGTTTTGAAGTCGTCCCGTAATTCTAGATGGAGGGAACCCAGCTAGCAAAAACGCGTCCAACAGCGGTGCGAAGTGGGTTAGCGCATAGCGGTGTTAGCACCATCGCTATATAAAATAATAAGGTGTGCCATATAGGAGACCGACGTTCCCTATCGCTCGAAAGAGAAAATAGTGCGACGGCTACCGCAGGGATGACATCGCTCGCGGGTAAGACAAGTCATTTATATAGTGCCACGAAGCCGAAATACAGAGGGGTCGCCTGCAGGCTATAACAGTTGAATAAGTAGCTTCACTTGTATGTATTAGGGTTGAGCAGCTGTGGTTAAATGGAGTTAGATGAACAGCTATAGACGGAGTTAGGAGTTGCAAACGCTTTATCCGTAAGACAAAGCGGTAGTTTATGGGCCGCGGGACTGCATAGGGTGGTCATCTGCTTTGCACGCAGAAAATCAGCGGGGAGCATTACCCCGGCGGTCCACCATTGGGACTACTGTTTTATAGTTTTATACGTCCAGTCTACTGACAACTATAAACTGAATAGAAACTATATAAAGATACATACAGCAAATCATAAATAGTGTTTTGGTTACACAACTTGTCTGTAAAACAGGTCTAACGGTTCGATTCCGTATTTATGTATCTTGTATATGCGGGGTTAGCATAGCTGGTCAATGCATCTGGCTTACATCCAGAAGATCATAGGTCCGAATCCTATACGCCGCACCATTAAACATAAGAAGGGGAGTTTATATGAAGAAGTCAACTATTATTCTTATTGCGATTGTATTAATTTTGCTTGCTCTTTTATTTCATACTGCTTATCAAATGGGAGCAGATCAAAAACCAGAAGATGCATCTGCGTATTATGTAACGGAAGGGCATTGTATAGAATATGTAAGTGAAAAGAATAGGACCGTATTTAGAACCCCTTCTGGTATTGAATACTATTATTATGGAAGCTTTACGTATACTCCAGATAATTTGGATTATTGGTTGGTAATGAATAACCATCATAGTGAATATTTGTTAGATGATTGGATTGTAAGTATTACTCCTATTCCTAAAAGTTAAGACAAAAGAGAGAATAGAAATATTCTCTCTTTATTTTATATTTGACTTTTTTATAAATTTTTGGTATAATATATATATAATTGGAAGGGGTGAGATTAAATGTCCAGAAGTTATAAGAAGCATCCATACTACACAGACGGCCGCAAAAGTAATCCAAAAGATATGAAACGAATTGCTAACCGCTGTGTGCGGCGGCGCGATAAACGTGTTGTTTCTGGATATTTATACCAAGAATTAAATTATCGTGATGCTCTTCTTCTTGACGGCATGACATATAAAAAATTTTATAATTCTTGGGAAATTCACGATTGGATTAGTCGTTGGACCAAAATACAGGCAATTCTTGCTTGGGAACATCCTCAATGGCAATATAATCCATATAAAGATGAATGGTGGCACATTTGGGATGATTATAAAACAAAAGAAGAAATGATACAACATTGGGCAAAATATTATAGGAGGAAATAATGACAAACGGAGAAAAATTTATTGAAATATTTGGTAATATACCAAATTTTAGATTAAAAACAACTGAAACAAAATCTGGATCTCAATTTGAATTTATTGCCTTTCTTCAAGAATGGTGGTATGAAAACTATAAGGAGAATAAAAATGATTGAAGGGCTTTATAAATGTTTTGAACATTGGCATAGAGAGGGTACGGTTTGGCTTTATAGTGACACCCATTTTAATGAAGATGAAGATCTTCGTGTGCCATTTCCAAATCGCCTTTCCGCTGAAGAGCAAATTAAAATGATTAACTCTAAGGTTGGCCGAAAAGATCATCTGATTCTTCTCGGCGATGTGGGAGACATTGAGTGCGCGCGGCGGCTTCGTGGGCATAAGATTCTTATTAAAGGAAACCATGATGGTGGGCTTTCTAATTATGAAGATGTATTTGAAGAAGTATACGGCGGCCCGCTTATGATTGGAGAAAGAATTATTCTGTCCCATGAACCTCTTGATATTAACTGGGCCTTTAATATTCATGGGCATACGCATCTTTTACCGGCCGCGCGCCCTGGACATTTGTGTGTATGTAGTGATGTTATTGGATATACGCCTGTAAATTTTAATCAATTTATAAAAAGTGGACGACTTAAAGAAGTTACACCGTTGCACAGACTTACGATTAATAAGGCGACAGAGAAAAAGAAAAGGAGAAAGAAATAAGATGTATCCAAATATGAAAGAGCATTTTCAATTTTATAATTATGAATTTCTGGCATATCGTCGATTTATATTAGTTCCAGTGGGCAGTTGGAACTATGAATGCGCGGACGAGCATAGTGATGTAGATACCAAAGCCATTTTTACTCCAAACATTGATGATGTGGTTGAAGGAAAATGTGAAGCATATACTCATCTTCTGCCCAATGGAGAACATATTGATTGTTGTGATATTCGTAATTATATGAAAAGCCTTGTTAAAGGTAACCCTCAATTTGTTGAAACTCTTTTTTCACATTGGGGTTATTTTAATATGTTATTTTATGGCGAAGAAATTCATGCTTTATTAAATCTACGTGAAAAAATCGCACGCTGTAATCCTCAAAATACTATGCGTGCTTTTCTTGGTATGGCAGACCGCAATTACAGATTGGTAAATGACCGTTTTTATGAGGACCATATCAATAAATGGGCTTATCAACTTATGCGTATTGAAGAATGTATGTGTAAATATAGCCAAGGTAGAAGTTTTGAGGATTGTCTTATCTCTAATAAACGTGATGATTTGCTTGCCGTAAAAAATGGTAAATTTTCAAAAGAAGAATTAATTAGTAAATCAGCGGCCATTATTGACATTTGCAAAATTCATTATGATGTTTTAAAAGCTATCAATGAACCAGAAGATAAATGGACTCAAATGCAAGTTAAAGAAATTGTGAAACAGGTTTGTAAAAAATCTATTGAAAGAGTGGATTAAAATGGATTTAGAAGTAATACAAGTTTGGCGAGTATTAGAATTATTAAATCATCTTAAAGACAATATAAATGATTATAGCTATAATCAATTAAAAGCATTTCTTGACCAAAGTATTAAATATATTAAAGATAATAGTTTTACAGTCGATGAATAAGGGTAGATTAAATGAACTCTGAAATTGAATTAAATTTATTTAATAAAGAAATAGTCTATACTAATTGTACTGTTCAAGTATGGGAAAACACTTATACTGGTCAAGTAAGTATAGGATGGTATCAAAATGAAGGATGTGAAGAGATTGAAACTAATTCGTAATTTTTTTATATTTATTTGTATCATATTAATGTTTTCAATAACCGCTTTTGCCTATTCTGGGATAGGTTTTATTTGCGGTGAAAATGTAAATATGCGGAGTGGACCTAGTCTTGATAGTGAAGTTCTTTTAGTATTGCCCTATGGGGCTTCTATAAATATACACGGTATTCACGAAGATTGGTATGAGATAGACTATAATAATCTCACTGGCTATGTGTATAGTTCTTATGTAGCTACCGGAGAGCAGAATATTGTTTATACATTAACTATTCCTAATCAAGAATCAACAGTAGTAGAAGAAACATCTACACCAATAGTAGAAACTAACTATAATACATCAGGTCAAGCAATTGCGGATGCGGCAATGCGCTATCTTGGTTCACCTTATATTTGGGGCGGTGAAAGTCTTGCCGAAGGCGGATTTGATTGTTCTGGACTGGTATATGCGGCATACCTTGATAATGGTATCACTATAAACCGAGTCGCGCAAGATATGGTAGCAAACGGCAGAGAAGTAGATGTAAATAATCTTCAAGTTGGGGATATTCTACTTTTTGGTAGTTCAATTTATAATATATGGCACGTTGGTATTTATATAGGTAATAGTGAATACATACATGCGCCTTACGGCGAAGTAGTAAAAACTCAAACCCTTGCGAGTACATATGGAATGCTATTGATTGGCGCAAGACGAGTAATTAATTGACTTTTTATAAAATTTTTGATATAATATATATAGAAAGTGAGGGGTAAATAAAAATGACTCTTGTCGATATTAAAGATTTAAGGTTAGAAACTGGGTGTTCTTTACGGGATGCCCATGAAGCAATTAAATATGCAGAAGAGCATGAAGGGTGTACTCCTCTTGGTTACTTAAAAGCTAAGTATTTTGCAGTTAAAATCGAGCCTTTTGAAAGAAAAGTGAGGTTATTTTCATGAAGCTTTGGATAGATGATACGCGCCGGCCGCCTTCGATAGATTGGCTTTGGTGTCGAACTGTAAATGGTGCTAAATCTGCAATTCAAACATATGAAAGTAATATGCATGATGATACTATTGTTATTGATCTTGACCACGATGCGGGTGAGTATACTAAAAATGGTGGTGGAGATTATATCGAGATTCTGAATTGGCTTGAGCGCGAGGGCATTGTTGATACTGGATATTTCTTCCATATTCATTCTATGAATCCAGTTGGAGTTCAAAATATGCGTGCCATTATTCAGCATAATGGATGGAGGGAAATCTAATGCTTAATTTTCAACTTTATAGCATTTATACTGAAGACGATGAATATAGAGGCAGTAATAAGGAATTTTTCTATAGTTATGATGATGCTTATGCTGCTCGCATGAAATATGCTAATTGGTATCGGCCCAATGGCGACATCTGGATTAGGCATTATGATAAGACTGGCTGCCATTGTATTGAAGAGTGGCATATTGATTGTGATGGAAATATCATAAAACGTAATGGATGGAAGGAGATCAGATGAATATACCAATTGGTTGGGCGATTGTTATTCTTACGCTGGATAGTATTGCTATTCTTGGAGCAATTGGTCTTGTAATTTGGTGGTTCGTAGAAGGGAGAAAGCTTTAATATGAAAATGTATGATAAGAAATCTACTAATGTAGTTGAAGCTGTTGATTTTTATTCTGATGGTACTGTTCTTGTTTATGACCCTAATCTCGGCGCTCGGCAAAATGGTAATGGTTGGATTACTATAAAGCGCAATCGTCTTATCCCTGTTGATTATGCTGAAATGTTTATTAGTGGTATGAGTAAGACTGAAAAGAATAAAATCAAAGAACGTCTTACTCTTGTTGAAGCGACTTGGGCTACTTCTGACGGTAATCTTTATCATAATATTGATACAGCAATTGAGCACGAAAAAAATTTGATGGAAAGTGAGTGATAACTAATGCTAAATCAAAACGGTGAGCGTGAACTTGCCTATGTGGTTCTTATTGATGGAATTGAACCCATTGAAGGCTATGACCGCGTAGAAACTGCTATTGTTGGCGGTTGGCATGTAATCGTCCAGAAGGGACAATTCAGGGTGGGCGACCCTGCTATTTATTTTGAAATTGATAGTAAGGTTCCTTCTGACCGTGAGTGCTTTGCGTTCCTTGAGAAGCGTAAGTATAAGGTTAAGACCTTGAAAATGTGCAAGACCATTTCACAGGGTCTTCTTATGCACGCAAGTGATTTTGGATGGAAAATTGGAGAGCGTGATGTTGGTAGAGATACTGTACCATATATTGTAGATAATGAAAATAAAATTCATTGTGTATATGATGATACTCGTTTCCTCACTAAAGTTCTT